GCTATCACTTACAGGTCTTTGGTTCAGAATCAATGATAAAGTTCAAAGATTGAAGCAATTGGTGGTACTAGGACAGCCAGATGAGGTAGGAGAATCGGTGCAGGATACATATGAAGATTTATCAGTATATGGTATAATTGCCCAATTGGTAAGTAGAGGAAAATGGGCAAAATAAATTTGGAAATCTCAAAAAAAAGTTCTATATTTGTAGAACAAAAACATAAAAAGGTTATATTTAGATATAGGTAATATCGATAAAACCTTAAACATTAAACAACAATTATTAACTTTAAAACGTAAGACAAATGGACATTTCATTAGCCTTGAAGCGATTCAACTCGCTACAAAACACTTCCAAAAAATCAGATTCACTTTGGAAGCCAACACCGGGAAAACATCAAATTAGATTAGTTCCCTACAAGTTCAACAAAGACATTCCTTTCATTGAACTTTTCTTTCACTACAACATTAACAACAAAACTTATCTATCTCCAATTTCGTTTGGTAGACCTGACCCTATTGTTGAGTTTGCAGAAAAACTTAAACGTACAGGCGATACCGATGATTGGAAAGCAGGTAAGAAAATGGAGCCAAAATTAAGAACATTCGCACCAGTTATCGTAAGAGGTAAAGAGAGTGAAGGTGTTAAGTTTTGGGGATTTGGTAAGACGGTTTATCAGGATATCTTAGGATACATCGCTGACCCGGATTACGGAGATATCACCGACCCAATGAATGGTAGAGATATCGTATTAGAAATTACTTCAGCAGAAGAATCTAATGCAGCTTATCCAACAACAACTATTCGTGTTAAACCTTCTCAATCTAAAGTAGCTGATACAGCAGAAGGAATTCAAAGTGTATTAGAAAACCAAAAAGATATTACTGAATTATATTCGGAGTTATCTTACGCTGAATTAAAAGGTGTATTAGAGAATTGGTTAAACCCATCGGCAGCAGTAGCTACGGATGATGTAGTTGAAGAGTTAGAAGCTCCTAAACAATCACCAACTCCAACACCAAAACAACCATCAGCTGATTTGGGCGGTACGCAAGAAATTGGTGATTTGCCTTGGGAAAAGGAAGAAGCTCCAAAAGCAGCAGCTCCAAAAGATGACGTAGCATCGGCATTCGATGATTTATTCAACAACTAAAATTAGTTACAAATGGCCAAAAGAGAAGAAGATTTAGCAAGTTTACTTGCCGATTCTCTAAACAAACAAAATAAGGATGGTAAGATTGCCTACTTCTTAGATGATGATAGTGGTGATGCACCGACTAACGTTAAAGATTGGTTATCTACGGGTAACGCAATGTTAGATGTAGCAATTTCGAATCGCCCTTATGGTGGTTTGCCGGTTGGCCGTATTAGTGAGATTACGGGTTTAGAGCAGAGTGGAAAATCTCTGCTCTCCGCCCATCTCTTAGCAGAAACCCAAAAGAAGGGTGGTGTAGCAGTACTAATTGATACGGAAACCGCAGTAAGTAGAGAATTTTTAGAAGCAATTGGAGTAGATATCTCAAAACTACTTTACGTTTCAGTTGATACTGTTGAAGGTATCTTCGAAGCGTGTGAAACAATTATTGAGAAAGTAAGAACGGGTGATAAAGATAGATTAGTTACAATCGTAGTCGATTCAGTAGCAGCAGCATCTTCAAAGAAAGAGATGGAAGCTGATTACGATAAAGATGGTTACGCAACTGATAAAGCAATTATCATTTCTAAAGCAATGAGAAAGATTACCAATATGATTGGTAGACAATCGATTGCACTCGTATTCACAAATCAGTTAAGACAGAAGATGAACGCAATGTTTGGTGACCCTTGGACAACATCAGGTGGTAAAGCATTAGCATTCCATGCTTCAGTTAGATTAAGATTGAAGAGTATGGGTCAATTAAAAGTTGGTGATAGAATCGTTGGTATTAAAGTAAGGACTCAGGTTATTAAAAACCGAATGGGACCACCATTACGACACGCAGATTTCGATATCTACTTTGATAGAGGTATTGATAACTACGGAGGTTGGTTAGCCGTAATGAAAGATGCTAAAATTCTAAAGCAAGCAGGAGCTTGGTACGAATACATCGATATCGATACGGGTGAAATTTCTAAATTCCAATCTAAGGATTTCTCTAAAATGTTAGAGAATGAGGAATTGAAAGACCAAATCTATCGTAGGATTTGTGAGGCAACTATATTACAATATAAAAACAATTCGAATTCGGAAGAAGTTGAAGTTACAACGGACGGAGCAAATGAGTCAGATTAATAAGAAGTATTTAGATATACTAAAACAAATAGATGAAGAGCATAAAGGTTTCGGTGATTTACATCGTAATTCGAAAACGTTAGTTATCGATGGTCTTAATACCTTCATACGCTCTTGGTCAACTGCACCAAATCTTAACGATAATGGTGACCACATTGGAGGAATAGTCGGTACTTTAAAAAGTATCGGCTACGCCATCCGTTTAATTAACCCTACACGAGTTGTAATCGTATTCGATGGTAAAGGGGGTTCAAATAGCAGAAAAGAAATATACGCAGGATACAAATCCGAAAGAGGTAAGAACAAAATCAAAATGAGATTGAATCGAGCCGCTACCGTTGAGATGAATCCTGAAGAAGAAAGTATCTCAATGAAACGTCAAATGACAGCATTGGGAGAACTTTTGTCTGCATTGCCCGTAACCATTATGATTTACGATGGTATCGAAGCTGATGATGTTATGGCGTATATCGCTACAACATTGAAGCAAGAAAACGAAAAGGTAGTGATAATGAGTTCGGATAAAGATTTCCTTCAGTTGGTGAATAAAGATGTTAGTGCATATTCTCCATCTAAGAAAAAGATTTATACTATCGATGAAGTAAAAGAAGAGTATGGGTTTCATCCACATAACTTTATTAACTTCAGAATGATTGATGGTGATAAATCGGATAACGTAGAAGGTATCACCGGATTAGGTGCAAAAACGATTATCAAAGCATTTCCAATATTAACAGAAGAAAACGTTCATACTACTGAATCTATGTTAGAGTATATTGAAACTCTACCAAAGAAATCAAAAGCACATGAATTGTTTCAGAATAATTTGGAAATCTTAAAAAGAAATCGTAAATTGATGCAATTATCGGAGCCAGAGTTTAGTGGGAATCTTCGTTTAAAAATTATGGATAGGTTTGATGAACAAACGCCAAAATTTGATAAGCATTCATTCTTAAAGTTAGGATTAAAGCATCGTATGTTAGATGCATTTCCTAATGTAAACGATTGGTTACAATCAACATTTTCACATATAAGTAAATTTTAAAAAATAAGTTATGGCAGACAAAGTAGCACAACCAATTGGAGATAGAGTTCTCCTAAAAGAAGTAGAACAACAAAACGATAGAACCGCAGGTGGTATCATTATTCCAGATAGTGCAAAATTGGAAGATGTAAAACGTGCGGAAGTTATTAAAGTAGGTCCAGGCATCTATACCCAAAGTGGAACATTGATTCCAATGAGTGTAGCCGAAGGAGATGAAGTGATTCTACCACCATACCATCAGGGTAATGAGGTAAAAATCAACGGAGAGAAATATACCCTATTAAGAGAATCAGAAATCTTAATGGTATTAAAATAATTTTTAAATTAAACATGGAGAAAAACTATGAAGTGTATTAAAGTAATTAAAGAAACAAAAGACAACAAATTCGGAACTATTCGTAGAGTAGCTAACACCGAAGCGGATTCTAAAGTAAGTACAGGATATTGGGCATTCTGTCCAAAATCGGAGTGGAAGGAATTGACTCGTAAACCAAAGAACGACCAAGCTACCGACCAAGCTACCGACCAAGTAAAGGTTCAATCTAAAAAACAATTGAAAAAACAAAAAGCTGAAGCATAATGGAAGCAGTAGATACACTAGTCAAATATGGCCAATCGTATCAATCTAAAGTTGTAGCTTCTCTTATATCAGATGTAAAGTTCTTAGAACAGGTAACTGAAATAACTAAACCAGCTTTTTTTGAATCACAAGCCAACCAATGGATTATTGGAGAAGTTCAAAACTACTTCAATGAATTCCGTGCAGTTCCTACAATGGAAGTGTTTAAAATTAAGGTGGGTGATATTGAGGATAAAGTGCTAAAGCAAACTGTTGTTGAGCAATTAAAATCAGTTTATTTGCAAGTTGGTGCAGAAGATTTACCCTATGTAAAAAAAGAATACCTTACATTTGCTAAAAATCAAAAAGTTAAAGATGCCCTTCTAAAATCGGTAGATTTACTCAAAGCAGGAAACTACGATAAGATTATAGATACGATGATGGCAGCATCCAAAGTTGGTGTAGAAAACGACTTAGGATTGGATTACATCGATAATTTCGAATTGATTATGGAAGATGTCAAACGAAATTCAGTATCAACAGGATGGGAAGTAGTTGATGAATTAATGGATGGCGGTTTAGGACCAGGTGAATTGGGTGTAGTTATGGCGCCATCGGGTATTGGTAAGAGTTGGTTCTTATCTAAGATAGCGTGTTCAGCAGTTCAAAAGGGATTAAATGTATTACATTATACTTTGGAATTATCTGAAAGTTATGTAGGACAACGATACACAACAATTCTTACGGGCATTCAAACATCCGAACACAAAGAACGTAAAGAAGAAATCGTTCGTAAGATTAAGAATACGCCAGGTAGAGTTCGTATTAAATACTATCCACCACAATTCGCATCTTCAAAAACATTATCAGCTCACATTGAAAAGTTAAAAGCAAGTGGATTCAATCCAAATTTAATCATCATCGATTACGCCGATTTATTAAAGAGTGGTAGTAATAGAGATGGATTATATGCGGAGTTGGGTGGTATCTATGAAGAACTTAGAGGTTTGAGTGGTGAAACGGGTATTCCAATTTGGACAGCAACACAAACCAATAGAGCAGCTATTGACCATGAGGTTATTCAAGCGGATAGTGTTGGTGATTCTTATAAGAAAGTTCAAACCGCCGATTTCATTATGAGTGTGAGTAGAAAGACCAAAGATAAGTTATCTAATACAGGTCGTATTCATATCGTTAAGAATCGATTTGGACCGGATGGTATGACTTTCCCCGCTAAGATTGATACCTTCCACGGAGTTATGGATGTGTTCGCAGCTAATTCCGCTGATGGAGTTATTGCAACAAAAGACTCTAAAAACGGAGAAAATTTAGAGAAAAAATTATTACATAAAAAGTATGTAGAGAATATGGGATAACTGAAAAATTGTCATATAAAATTTTCTAAAGAAAAGAGAAAATTTTAATTTTTGATGAATAGTTATACCTACAACTCTAATAAAAAAATTACATAAATGAGCAAATTATTTACAGAAAGAATTCCATTCAAGCCGTTTGAATATCCAGAATATTATACGGAAGGATGGTTAAAACAAATGCAGGCGTTTTGGTTACACACAGAGATACCGATGCAAGGTGATGTTAAGGATTGGAACGAAAATTTATCAAAAGAGGAAAAGCATTTAGTTGGTAATATTCTTTTAGGATTCGCTCAAACCGAATGTGCCGTTTCCGATTATTGGACTGGTATGGTAACCAAATGGTTTCCAAAGCATGAGATTAGACAAATGGCAATGGCATTTGGTTCACAAGAAACAATCCATTCAGTAGCATACTCATATCTTAATGAAACATTAGGATTAGATGATTTCGAAGGATTCCTACACGATGAAACGATGAAGGAAAGATTTGAACTTTTAACCAATACAACTGCTGATTGGACTCCAAAAGATTTGGATACGAATCATAAGGCTAGAGTTGAGGTTGCTCGTTCATTGGCTATCTTTTCGGCATTTGCTGAAGGTGTAGCATTATACTCATCATTCGCTGTATTATATTCTTTCCAAATGAGAAATCTATTGAAAGGAATTGGACAACAAATGAAATGGAGTGTAAGAGATGAATCACTTCACTCAAAAATGGGTTGCCAATTGTTCAGACATATGTGTGATGAGTTTCCTGAATTGTTAGAAGAAGCAAAAGCTGATATCTACAAAGCAGCTGAAATCATTAGAGATTTGGAACATAAATTTATTGATAAGATTTTTGAAATGGGTGATTTGGAGAATCTTAAAAAAGATGACCTAAAAGAATTCATTACAAAAAGAATTAATGAAAAATTAGGAGAATTGGGATACAACCCTATTAAGGGTGGTGATGATTATTTTGATTTCGATGAAAAGAAAGCATCTGAATTAGATTGGTTCTATCATCTTACGGGAGGTGTTACACATACCGACTTCTTTGCAATCAGACCAACTGATTATTCAAAAGCAGGAGAAGGTGAAAATTGGGATGATATATTTTAAATGAAAGTTATGAAAAATTACGGAGAAGAATTAGGATGGGAATTAGATGTAGATTTTCCAAATTGGGGAAATACTGAAATCTATGTTAAGACGATATCAAAAGGATATTTGCTACCAGGCGAAAAGCCAAAAGATGCATATTGGAGAGTTGCTACGGCAGTTGCTAAGAGATTGGAGAAACCACAATTAGCAACAAAATTCTTTGATTACATTTGGAAAGGATGGTTGTGTTTAGCAACACCAGTATTATCAAATACGGGCACGGATAGAGGATTACCAATTTCATGCTTTGGTATTGATGTGGGTGATAGTATCTATGAGATTGGTTCTAAGAACTTAGAATTGATGTTGTTGGCAAAGCATGGTGGTGGTGTTGGTATTGGTATCAACATGATTAGACCAGCTGGTAGTAAAATTACAATGAATGGTACATCAGATGGTGTAGTTCCATTTATTAAAATTTATGATTCAACCATCTTAGCAACAAATCAGGGAAGTGTTCGTAGAGGAGCAGCATCGGTAAATATTAAAATTGACCATAAAGATTTTGATGATTTTATTGAAATCAGAGAACCGAAGGGGGATGTAAATCGCCAAGCACTTAATATGCACCAATGTGTAGTTGTAAGTGATAAGTTTATGGCTAAATTAGAAGAAGGCGACTCTGAAGCTCGTAGGAAGTGGGGTAAGTTACTTCAGAAAAGAAAGGCTACAGGTGAACCTTATATTATGTTTAAAGGTAATGTCAATAAACATAACCCTGAAATGTACAAAAAGAATGGATTGAAAGTTCACATGACTAATATTTGTTCGGAGATTGTATTACATACCGATGAACAACATTCATTTGTTTGTTGTTTAAGTTCATTAAACTTAGCAAAGTATGATGAGTGGAAAGATACTGATTTAGTTTATACATCTACTATCTTCTTAGATGGTGTGTTGGAAGAATTCTTACAAAGAGCTAAGAATATGAAAGGATTCGAAAATGCAGTACGTTCAGCAGAAAGAGGTAGAGCATTAGGTTTAGGTGTATTGGGATGGCATACATACTTACAACAAAGAGGTATTCCATTTGAAGGATTGCCTGCACAATTCGAAACTCGTAAGATTTTCTCTCAAATTAAGATTGAATCTGAAAGAGCAAGTAGAGATTTAGCTAAAGAATATGGTGAGCCATTGTGGTGTAAAGAGAGTGGATTTAGAAATACCCACCTAAGAGCAGTAGCACCTACGGTATCAAACTCTAAATTGAGTGGTAACGTAAGTAGTGGTATTGAACCTTGGGCAGCTAACGTATTTACGGAACAAACTGCAAAAGGCACATTCATTAGAAAGAATCCAGAATTGGAAAGAGTACTTCGTAAAGTTGGTAAAAACACAAAAGAAGTTTGGGACCAAATTTTAAACGATGGTGGTTCAGTACAAGATTTATCTTTCTTAGATGAATGGTGTTACGTTGATGGTAAGGTAGTTGAATGTAAAGAGGTTGAAAACGAACCAAAGCATAATTGTACACCTATCAAAGATGTATTCAAAACATTTAAGGAAATCAATCAGTTAGATTTAGTAAGACAAGCGGGCATTAGACAACAATATATTGACCAAGCAGTTTCTCTAAACTTAGCATTCCCTGCAATCGCAGAACCAAAATGGATTAATCAGGTTCATATGGAAGCATGGAAGCAAGGTGTTAAAACTCTTTATTATATGAGAACTGAATCAGTATTAAGAGGTGATATTGCAACGAAAGCAATGGACCCGGATTGTTTAAGTTGTGATGGATAATATATAAAAAAAAAGTTTTATGGCAGAAAATCAATCAACAAAACACAAAGAATTGACAGAGAGAATCAGAGAAGAAAAAACTGAAAAGCCAAAAGGACCTATTAAGTTTCAAATTCAGTTAAACGAAGAGCAGAAGGAAGCAAAAGAAAAGATTTTAAATAACGCCATAACAATACTAAGTGGTAAAGCCGGAAGTGGTAAAACACTTTTAGCTTGCCAGGTTGCATTGGATATGTTATTTAAAAAGACTGTTCAGAAAATTATCATAACTCGTCCTACGGTAAGTAAAGAAGAGATTGGATTTTTGCCGGGAGATTTGAGAGAAAAAATGGAACCGTGGATGCAACCAATATATTCTAATTTTTATCAATTGTATAATAAAGATAAGATTGATAAAATATTGGAAGATGGGCATGTAGAAATTGTACCATTAGCATTTATGAGAGGTAGAACATTTTTGGATAGTTTTATAATTGTAGATGAAGCACAAAACTGCACAAACGACCAAATGGAGATGATTACATCTCGTTTGGGATTGAGAAGTAAAATGGTTGTATGTGGTGATACACAGCAAGTAGATTTAAAATATAAAGGAGATAGTGGATTTAAATTCTTATTATCAGCTGCAAAGAAGATTAAAGATATGGATTCACAAACATTACTAACAAATCATAGACACCCAGTTGTAGACTCCTTATTGGATGCATATGATGAATTTAAAGAAAGAACAAATGTTAACAGTTAAAAAGTTTTCCGCAGCATGGTGTGGACCATGTAGAGCTTTAGCTCCAGTAATGAACGAAATAAAAGGTCAATTTTCAAATGTAAAATTTGAAGATTATGATGTTGATGTGGCATATGAAGAAGCTACTAAATATGGCATTCGTTCAGTACCAACAGTGATTATGGAAAGAGATGGTGTTGAAGTAGAAAGATTCGCAGGAACTGCATCAAAAATAGCTTATATTAATGCAATAAATGAAAATTTAAAGTAAAATATTTGTGATTCTCAAAAAAAAGTGTTATATTAGACGTATGTTAAAAGGAGAAGCGCATCCAATGCACAAGCTGACTGAAAAGCAAGTATCTCAAATTAGAGAACTTTGGAAGGTAGGTCATAGAAATGTCAAAGTATTGGCAAGAAACAATGGAGTTTCGCCTGCTAACATTAAAAAAATAGTTACTAACCAAACGTGGACACATATGATTAAGTGGCCATACGAAAAGCAATAAGTTATGAGTGCCGAAGAGCAAATTGAAGAAATTCTATTGGAAGCCAATTCATATGGGTTGTGGAGAGAAGTGTTAGATACGGCAAAATCTCTTATGGATGCAGACCCAAAAAGAGATAGAGTATCTGCGTTTGAAGAAGCATTCAATGAGTGGGTAAAATAGTTATATGAAATTAGATGGAAAAGATTATTGTGATATATCCAAACTTTCAGTTAGATTAATAAGTAAGGATGTAGCTAAAGATATTATTGTAAATAACCATTATAGTGGTATATGGACAAAAGTATCTTATGCAATAGGTTTATTTCATATATCAAATGATGCACACAAATTCTTCGGCGGAGTAAACGAAAAACTTATTGGAGTAGCTTGCTATGGTGACCCGGTTGGTAGACATTCGGGCGCATCCATTTCGGAACTATTAGATAGAACGGAGGTTTTAGAACTTACCCGTCTTTTTGTATTTGATGGATATGGTAGTAACATTGAGAGTTGGTTCGTTGGTAAATCATTTGAATGGTTGAGAGAAAACGCACCACACATCAAAGCATTAGTATCATATTCAGACCCAAAGGTTGGACATTTGGGAACGATATATCAAGCAACTAATTGGATATATCAGGGTAATAAAATCAGACCAAATGATAGTTGGAGTTTTAAGTGGAGTGAGATTGATGAGTGGCATCATAGTAGAACATCCTATGTGAAGTACGGAACGAATGACCCAAAGATAATTCAAACAATGGTAACATCGCCATTTTGGATTAAAAAAGAACCACGTAAGCATAGATACGTTTATATATTGTTAGGTGGAAAAGAAAAAAAGAAATTATTTAAATCATTAAAATACCCATCTCTACCATATCCAAAGCATAATGCGGAATTTGTGGAAGAGATATATAAATTAGAACCCATAAAATAAGTTTATGAAAGAAGAAGGTAAGAATTATTGCGATACCTCAAAAGTATTTATAGCACCAATCAGTAAAGATGTAGCAAAAGATATTATCGTAAAGAAACACTATACTCACGCTTGGACTGCGTGTAGATACGCTTTGGGTATTTTTTATAAAATGGATGAATCTAATGCGCTAGGTGAAGATAATAAATTAATCGGATGTTTAGTTTATGGATTCCCCGTTGGAGCAAGAGCAGCAACTTCTATTTCGGATTTACTTACAAAAGATAATGTATTAGAATTGACTCGTTTGTATTGTGATGATGGGTATGGTTCTAATATCGAATCATATGCAATGGGACAATCATTTAAGTGGTTCAGAGAAAATGATTCAGCAATTAAAGCACTTATTTCTTACGCCGATAATGGACAAGAACATTTAGGTGGAATTTATCAGGCAACGAATTGGATTTATCAGGGGTTAAATACTGATATCGCTTTAATGCCAAACTACGGAATATCATTATCAAATGACCCTTACAAATGGATTCATAGTAGAACTGTGTTTACAAAATGGGGTAGTGGTAACCTAGAACATCTTCGTAGAGAAATTGGTAAAGATGGTTATAAAGAGTTTTGGAGAAGAGAAGAACCACCAAAGCATAGATATTTACAAATTATCACAGCTGATAAGAAGGAAAAGAAAGCAATTATGAAATCCTTCAAACACGAAATCAGACCATATCCAAAAGATACCCGTGCTTTCAATAAGGATATCCAAAATTGGAAAACAATTGCACCTGAAACGGAAATAGATACCAAATTTTGGTAATATATAACTAATTGATTATCAATGGGTTGGATAAATATGTCCAAAATCTTTGGTAATGTGGAATATTATTCGTATATTTGTAATATACAAACAAAAGGTCGCATTCACCTTAATCCGAATGTATTAACAAACAAATCGGTAAAAGTATCACCGAATTAACGATACTACAAAAAAAACAAAATTATGGCTATTAAAAAAACAATTAGCGCAAAAGTTCTTTCTGGTGGAACTCTAAACAAACTAAGAGAAATGTCCCCTTACATTTATGTAGATAAGCATCAGTTACAAAGATTGCTTGATAAGTGGGAAGATACTACATCCGCAAAACATATGAAAGCATGTTTAATCGGACATTCTAACATCTACACAATTGTATTAGTAAGTATTCAGGGTTGTTTAGATTATTGTGAATCATTGATATCTCAATATTCCGAAGGTGATGACAGATATGAATCTGTAAAAGAAACCATAGATTATTTACAAAATCTAACAAAGCAGGGTTATCGTTATTTGAACATCGATGGTCAGCATAGAGTAGAGTGTTATACCGATTATTTTAATTCAAAATTCGTAATAACCGAATCTGTTATTGATTTAATAGAAAGTAAGGATGGAACAACTATTCCATTCGAAATGAAAGGTGTATTTTTTAAAGATATGCCTGAAGAAACGCAATCGCAAGTTTTGAATTTACCAATTACAATCGTATTGGTTGAAAAGGCAACTTTACAAGATATGGTTGATATTACCATATATACTAATATCGGAGAACCTTGGAATGATAACGAAAGACGTATTATTATACCATCGCAATTTAATAGGTTCTTACATTCGTTTATGAATAATAATCCGTTATTAACGGCAATGTTCGATAATACAAAAAACTTATCAGGCGATTATGCATTACTTAAAAAGGGAGATGCACTTATTATAGCAGAATGGTTTGGATATTATTACAATGTGTTGGAAGGTAACATTTATAATTGGCCTAAAAACTCTATGTTAGATAGTATGGCTTCAATCGAAGGTTTACCAAAACATAGTAAGAAACGATTAAACGACACAAAATCTCTAATATCCAAAACAATAGAATTGGCTAATTCTGCCGGTGAAATTAAATTTGAAAGAACATTTTTGGATAATTTATTCATACTGATGACGATACTAAATACACCATCGCATTCAATGAATAATAAAGGTAAAGAAATCAAAATCAACAATTATAAAAAATTCATTGATTGGTTTGCAAAAACTGAAGCAACTTTAAGAAAGGAAGATGAATTTCTTATAGACCCAGCAACAGGCAAAGATTATGTTCATCCTATTACGGGTAAAAAATCAACTAACGCAGAATCTTTTAAAAGAAAATGTGGTGCTAAGAAAACAGATGATATTCAAATTCGTTCTACTATGATGATGGAAAAGTTTTATAAAAGTTATGATAAACTTTTTGCAAATGGAATCATTACTTTAATAGATACTACAAATTATACTAAGAAGCAAAAGTTAGAAGCTGCTATTGAAAATGATTGGATTGATGCAGATGGTAATGAATTTACATTTGAAGAATTGATGGGTTCTAATTCTATTATGGAAGGTGACCACATTGATGCTAGAGCAAATGGTAATGAAACTACAAAAGATAACTTAGTTCTTAGAAATAAAAAAGCAAATATTAGAAAATCAAATAAAGCAATTTTAAAATAATATGAATAAATTTTGGGATTCAGAGGTAGGAAGCTTCGATAAAAAAGTTTTAGTAGTACCAAATTATACGCATTTCGGAGAAGGTAAAAATATAAACGCAGATTCGTTTGTATTGGTAATGAAATCTTTTTTAGATAATGCTGGTTATGATAATTTACAATTTATAATCCCATATCCGAATGGTAGTATGCCAACGGATTTTATGAAATATAAAAACGTTAAGCTCATTAATATGGGGAGTGTATCTACATTCCCCCCTTTAATGAGAATTCAATTTCCTGATTCGGCATTTAAGAAAATATTTTCAGAAGAAGGTATTGATATTATTTGGTCACATTTGCCGGAGTGGACAAATCAATTACTAATTGTTAGAAGATACAACACAGTAACTCAACCCGTTTTGGGATATTGCCATTGGTGGGAGATTCCCGAAAATGGTGCATATAATCACAATTCATTTTGGAATAATGTGCAAGGTATGTTGAAGATGAAAGTATGTGGAGTTAACTCACAATGGGTTAAGAATCTAATTATAAAAAGAGCATCTGAATTCTTAAATCAACAAACGATAGATAAGTTAGAACAAATAATTCAGCCTTGGTATTTAGGATGTGATGAATTTGTAGAAGGAAATGTAAGACCAAAAACAATTCTATTTAATCATAGAGCAGATGGTTATACCGGCGCTGAATGGTTCTTCGAAGAAATGGATAAGTTATGGGAGCAAAGACAAGATTTCAAAGTACTAACTTCAATAGCAAGTGTAGTAAAACCATATACCGAATCTATAAGACATCCTAATAGAGAACACTATTTGAATAATGTAGGTAGCGCTGATATTGGAGTTGGATGTTTTACAAAGTATTCAGCGTGGAGTATGAGTACAACGGATGGATTGAGTAGAGGCGTTCCATATATCTTACCAAAAGAATTGTGTTATGAAGAAATGGTTGGTGAAGATTACCCACTTTTGTACAAAGGTAAAAAGGAATTCGTAAAAGTAATTACGGATTATTTGGATGGTAAAATAGAAAGACCAAACACAAAGCCAATTGCTGAAAAGTTGTATTGGAAAAATCAGCTAAAGAATTGGAAAATTGATTAATTTTTAATATATTTGTAATATGAAATTTTGGAATACAGGAGAAGAAACAAACACAACCACATTTGACTACGATGTGATGAAGAAGAAGTTCATTGAAAATTTGGACTATCTTAAAGAAATGTCAGTAGAAGAACAAACCCTATATAAGAAGTGGATTGAGTGGAATGCTGATAGAGTTTCAAATATGAAACGTTTGCCCGTATTACAATCATATTACGATTCTTTATGGAAACCTACCAATCTTATGGATAAAGATTTAACTATTTCTGAAATAGAAAAATTAGAACCATATGTAGAAATAGTAGAAGATGATGCGAAAGAATCCACTCGTTGGACTGAAATTCGTAAACTAATCCATACGATGGAGTTTTCTGCTAACCCTGGTAGAAACGTAAAGATATACGTTAAAGATAGAACAAGCGGAAAGATATTAGGACAGATTTGTTTAGGTTCGGATATCACTTCATTAGGAGTTAGAGATGAATTCATTGGTTGGACTAAAGAAGATAAATTCGAAAAGGGTAAATTGAATTGTACATCTATTGCTACAACCATCGTATCGACTCAACCATTTGGATATAACTTCTTAGGAGGTAAGTTAATCGCAGCATTAGCAACCGCTCCTGAAATTAGAGCATATTGGAAAACTAAATATGATAATCCATTAGTTGGAGTAGGTACAACATCTTTATATGGGATTCATTCTCAATACAATGGTATTCCACATTTCAAAACATTAGGAGAATCTAAAGGTAAAATTTCTACAAAGCCAGATGATTCGGTATATGACCCGTGGCATCAATGGTTAAAAGAAAATCGTTCAGAATGGTATAAGAAAAACATTATGGATGAGAGAGAACGTAATGGTGCTAATATGGGATATGAAAAGAACGGACCTGTAAGTGGAATTAAACAAAAGATTATTCAGGCAATTTTCAAAGAATTGGGAATCAAAGGAAACGCTTATGACCACGGATTCCAAAGAGGTGTATATTTCTCACAAATGTATCAGAATGGTAATGATTTCCTTTGTTCTAAAATAGAAGAAAAGGATTTGATATTAAATGAAAAGTTTGCCAAAGGAAACGAATACACTACGAAGTGGTGGAAAGATAAAGCCATCAAAAGATATACAAAATTACACGAAGAGGGTAGAATTAAACCCGAAGTATTGTTCTATGTAGATGCAATTGGGATGACGTGGGAACAAATGAAAGAACATTATTTAAAAGAAGTAGGAAGATAGTATGTATCAAAACATTTATTACGAAAGACAAAAGAATTTAATTCATCTATGGGATGATAAAAGTGGGTATCAAACATTTCCATACCGAAAGTATGCGTATAAAAAAGACCCATATGGCGAATATCGTTCTATGTATGGCGATAAATTAACCAAAATTGGTAAATGGGAAAAAGAAGATGCTGAAGATTTGTTCGAATCCGATGTACCGGAAACAACTAGAGTTTTGGTTGATATTTACGATAATGATTTACCATCAAATGGACATAGAGTTCTTACATTTGATATTGAGGTAGAAATGATATCAGGTCTACCAAACACAAAAGAAGCTAAAAACGAAATCACCGCAATTGCTGCTCACGATGGAGCAACTAAATTGTATGATGTATTCGTATTGGATAAAGAAAGAAAAGTAAAAAACAATGCCAAAAACTTTAACAAAGATGGTAGAGAAGTTAACGTTCACATTTTTGACAATGAGAAAAATCTACTATATGCTTTCCTTAATTACTATGAGGAAATTAACCCAACGATTCTAACGGGTTGGAATATTGATTTCTTTGATATTCCGTACCTATTCAATCGTATTAAGAATGTATGTGGTGAGGGAAATGCAAAACGATTATCTCCAATAGGTCAGGCATTCTGGTCTCCATATAGAGAGAAGTGGAGTTTTGGTGGTGTATCTATTTTGGATTATATTAATCTATACAAAACTTACACATATACATTGGAAGCATCTTATACCTTAAACTATATTGCTACTAAAGAATTAGGTAGAGGTAAGATTGAATACGAAGGAAGTTTGGATGATTTATTCGAAAATGATTTGGAGAAATTCATTGAGTATAACATTGTCGATGTGGACTTAGTTGTAGCAATGGATGAGAAACTTCAATTCATTGAATTATGTAGAGCAGTTTGTCACGCCGGATATGTGCCATATGAGGATTATATATTTTCATCAAAGTGGTTAGAAGGCGCTTGTTTGGGATATCTTAAAAAGAAAGGATTAGTAGCAACTAATAAACCAAAAGATAGAAAAGAAAGAATGCAGGCTCTTAGAGATAACAATGAAGAGAAGTTTATTGGAGCATATGTAAAAGAACCTATTGTTGGTAAGTACGATTGGATTTATGACTTGGACTTAACATCTCTATATCCATCGATTATTATGACACTTAATATTTCACCCGAAACCAAAGTTGGTAAGATTCAGAATTGGGATGCAGAGGAAAATATTAGAGGAGCTGAAAAGGTATATAAGTTAGTAGGTAAGGATGGTGATACTTACGAATATAATACACAGGAATTAAAAGAAGTTATTAAAGATAGTAATTTAGGTGTTGCTGCAAATGGAGTTCTTTATACACAAGATAAGCCGGGTCTAATCGCAGATATCCTAAATGATTGGTTTCAAAAGCGTGTTGAATTCAGGAAATTAGAAAAAAAATATGGTGAAGCGAAAGATACGGAAAAGTATGAATTTTATGCTAAAAGGCAGCTGGTTCAGAAGATTCTTCTTAACTCTATGTATGGTGTGCTTGGTCTTCCTGCCTTTCGGTTTTATGATATTGATAATGCTGAGGCGGTTACGATTACAGGTCAAACTGTTATTAAGAAAACAGCAGAAATGGCAAACATCAAATATTGGAAAGAACTCGGAACTAAAGAGGATTATAATGTGTACATCGATACTGATTCCATTTATATGATGGCTGAACCATTGGTAAAACATCGTTATCCAAATTACAAAGAGTTTGATGAACAACGAATGGCATCGGAGGTAAATACTATCGCAGAAGAAACTCAATCATTTTTAAACTCATTCTATGATATGTTGGCTGAAAGATTCTTCTTTATACCAAAAGATAAACATCGATTTGAAATTAAGAAGGAATACATCAGTAAAGCAGGATTTTGGGTAGCAAAGAAAAGATACGCTCAATGGATGGTATTAAAGAATGGTATCCCTTGCGATAAGTTGGATGTAAAAGGTTTAGATGTTGTACGTTCATCATTCCCCAAAGCATTTCAGGACCAAATGAGTGGTATGTTAAAAGATATCTTAATGGGTAAGGATAACGAATATGTAGATAAGAAGTTATTGGCATTCAAAGATAGTATGGCTACATTGCCTGTTAATAAAATAGCTAAGGGTGGGGCAATTAAAGAGTTAAGTAAATATGATAATGGTAGTTGGAGAAAGGATAGTGGTTTAGCAATTGCTAACTTTGAAAAAGGTACGCCGGCGCACGTAAAAGCGGGAATCACTTACAATAGATTATTAAAATTCTTCAATTGTCCATATAAGCACGAACCAATTAGAGATGGTGATAAAGTTAAATGGGTGTATCTTAAAACAAATCCATTAGGATTGGATACATTAGCATTTAAAGATTATAATGACCCTAAAGAAATTATGGATTTCGTAGAACAATACATAGATAGAGATAAATTATACGTTTCGGATATGGAAAACAAAGTAGATGATTTCTATACCGCACTTAAATGGCAAAAGGCTTCAACGGAAGCGTTAACTGCTAAGAAGTTTTTCTCCTTTTAATTTGGAATATTAAAAAGTTTTTCTTATATTTGTAACAATAACATAAAATTTAAAAATTAGATTATGAACAAAAACAATTTACAACGATTCATTCAAAAGTATTCACTAGGTGGAGTAATTGAATCAGTAGCATGGAACGCAGAAGGAAACAAATTATCTGTACGTTTCATTTCAGATGACAAGACAATGCTAGGTGAAGTGGATTTTAATGGCTTTACATCAAAACCATTCAATGTTGGTATTTACACTACATCATTGTTAAAAAATTTATTGAACATTTTAGATAATGATTTATCTTTAAATGTTGATATGGCTGGCGATAAAGCTACCGTATTAAAATTGGTTTCAGATGAAACTGAAACTTCGTATCAATTGGCTGATTTAGGTGTAATTCCTGCAGTACCGGATTTAAAAGTATTGCCAGAATTTGGTATCTCAATTGAGATGGCATCTACTATGATTGATAAGTTTATCAAAGCAAAGGGTGCATTGAGTGATATCGATACATTCACTGTATTTACCGAAGGTGGTGATTTGAAAATGGCTATCGGTTATTCAACCATTTCTACAAATAGAGTAACATTCACTTGTGAAAAAGGTTACGCTGGTGAAGTTAAACCAATCTCTTTCTCCGCTAAGTATCTTAAAGAAATCTTAACGGCTAATAAAGAAGCAACAGCTGCTAAACTTAAAGTATCGGCTGATGGATTGGCGCACGTTGAATTCATTATTGATGAGTTCGTTTGTAAATATTATTTAGTAGAAATTTCAAATTAATAAAATGGCAGAGCAATTAGAATTAGAACCAAAAGGTAGTGTTGAAATGACACAATCAGCACCAATCGCTGATGCAGAATGGTGTTTTCAATTTTTCAATAATGAACCAATTGTATTCGCATATTCAAATGAAGGTGAAGAGGCAGCTCCATTAACCTTAACAATTAGACCAACTGAAGGCGATGGAATGACATTTCAACAAAACGGAATGACATTTAAAATATTCCCTCGTCCAATTTCAGAAGAAACCAAATTAGAAAGAACAAACGAAAAACAAAAAGAAAATGACGTTCGATAATTTAATAGAAAATGTATCTCAATGGGCGGCTGATAAAGATATCTTAAAGAAAGAAAATGCACCAAAGCAATTATTAAAAGTTTTGGAAGAAGTGGGAGAAACCGCTGGAGCATTACTTAAATCTAAGGATGAAGAAATCAAAGATGGTATCGGTGATTCATTTGTAACACTTATCATTTTGGCTAAACAATTAGGATTAGAGCCAGCCGATTGTTTGGAAGCAGCATGGAATGAGATAAAAGATAGAACTGGCAAAACTGTAAACGGAGTATTTGTAAAAAATTAATTTATGAGCTTTTTCGCAAACGATATTAATAAGAGAGAGCATAGTTTGTGGGTGGAGAAATACCGCCCACAAACGCTTTCTGATTATGTTGGTAATGAAACCATCAAAGAAACTATCCAACAATATTTGGATAACAACGATATTCCTCACTTACTACTTTATGGTAAAGCGGGTACAGGTAAAACTACATTAGCAAAGTTAATCGTAAACACAATAAAATGTGACCATATGATTATCAACGCATCGGATGAGAACAATGTGGATACCGTTCGTAACAAAGTAAAGAACTTTGCATCATCCGTTGGGTTTGCAGGATTTAAGGTTGTGATTTTGGATGAGTTTGATTATATGACTCCAAACGCACAAGCAATCCTTCGTAACTTAATGGAAACATTCAGTAAACATTGTAGATTCATTTTGACTTGTAACTACATT